TTATTATGGCGGTGTTCGTGTAAATACAAGATTATTATGGTCACAAATGTTAAGTCTTGGTACCGGCCAACAGTTAAAAGCTTTATTTATGATTGGTTTGGCAGATTTAGCAGCTAAACCTGAATTTGCAGGTTATGCAATAGGTGATTTACTGCTTAAAAATTATATAAACAAAAAATTAGCTTTATACATTATGACCGATGGTGGTAGACCACAGGAAAGAGAAGAAAGATATTCGGAAGGAACATTAGAACCTCAAGTAGATAGAAATGGTAGTCAATTTGAAGATGTCATGTCTGTCGATTGGGATGAAAACCTTGGGGCTATAGATACTATTGTCAGTAGTGCAAGAACTCCTAATACACAAGTTCAGTTTGGAGCTTATTCACCTATGCCAAACTCTATGAGATATAGAGTTCCTTATGAATTGGTTTTAAAACAAAAAAATTTAGAAGACGCAAACAAAAAAGATATTAATAAAAAAAGAAATAAAATAAAAACAAATTTTCCAAGATATTGTTCTTTTTACGCATTAAACGATGTAAAAGAAGATAAAACTGATGCACCTTTAAATATTGATGACACTATAAGATATACCATTTCACACTACAATCCAGAGGAAGAATTTGAAGGTGATTTTGAACCTTGGGGTGTAGAAGATGTTAAGTCTGCTGTTGATGCCACAAGAGAAGAAGCTGACGATGCTATTTCAATAGGAGAATCGTATTTAGCTGGTTCTGCTTTAGTTGTTTGTATAGACAGAAGTAATACAAGATGGAACGAAAAATTATATAAAAATGCTTATTTTAAGTGTGATACACCAGGAATTGTTGATATTAGAACAGGTACAGCGGATTTAAAACGTGCTCATAAAGGATATGAATTATTAACATTACAAAAAGCAGCTATTGGAACGATTAGTAATAGTAAAGCTTGTGATGTCACAGAAATAGGATTGAAGTCAAAAGTATTTAAACAAATTACAAGTTTTCCTAATGTAAACAGTCATCCTGGTGCTGTTGAAATGAATGGAGTAAATCAAGATACCACAAAAGGAGTTGTTAAAAGGTATCAAGATGATGACGGCAGTATTGCTCTTGGTCCAATGAGTAAATATATTATGAGATATAGTTTTTTTAGGTTACAGGCAAGAGTAGCTGGTGTTGGTGAAGCTGATTGGAATTATATAGATGGAGGAGAGCCTTTTGGTATTAAAGGAAATTTACCACAACCACAATATAATTTTATAAGAATTAATCATCACAGCACACCAAAAAAAGAATATGAATTTAGGTTTTTACCTTTTCCAGGTAATTTAGTTAAAAGAAATTTTGTAGATAAAGCTGATAAATTTGTAAAAATGTTAAATTCTGCTGGAGAACTTCTTTCTTACACTGAACGACCCAATGAAGAAACTTATATAATTTATTACAAAGGAACTAGAGAAAACCTTGTAAGTGGAGATGTATCAAACACTGAATGGTATTTAGGAGGTCTACCAACTAATACAGATGCAGGTAAGGTTAATAAACTACTGCAAACAGTTAATGGAAATATACCAAAGTCTACAAGATGGATAGAAGTAGAAAGAAGAACATCTGATATGGATAAAGATTTGAGGAATGAAGCTGTAATTTATTATAGATCTAATAATAAAAGCAGTACTTGGACATGGAGTACAAGAAAAGCTAAACCTCATTGGGAAGAATATTTTAAAAGTAGACATAAAAAAATAAATGATCCTTTAAAAAATCCAAATAAAATTACGATTGGAGATCCTTATGTTCATCCATATATAGATCGTGATGATGGATTTCGATATGGCGTAGGTCCTCATATTGAAAGTGTAGGATTTGGACAGTCAAATCCTAAAGGTGAATATTACGGAATGATTAAATATGAAATGAAAACTGCTGACGTAGATCCTGTAGTTCATAAAAACATTTCAGCAACAGGTGGTAGTGGATCTGGATTAAAAGTAAATATAAAAGTTTATTTAGACCCCAAAAATAATCAATATGCTGCTGCTGTTTGGGAAATTAGCGATAAAGGTACAGGCTATAAAAAGGATGATAAAATTAATATCCCAGCTACTGGTGATTTTCCTGGTGAGAATAATATTGATATAGTTACTGATTTTAGTGAATTTGTTACAGAACCTTGGCCTGAAGGTAAAAATTTAAATCCTTTTGATGCTATAACTGACTATTACCAATACGATGGAGAACGTAGTAGCCATCAAGATGGACCAGAGCATGAAATTGTTTATGTAAATGAGCAAAGTAGTTTAGGCGATGCACCGCAATATTTTGTAGGCGATACTGGTATTGCAAATGTTGCCTTACGTCTTAGCAGTTCAAAAGAGTGGAATAGCTTTTCACAATTTTCTGTGTATATAAAAGAAGGTATTAAAGTTGAAAGATTAATAGATAATACAACTGGTGCGACAAATTTATTTCCTGAAATTGTGTATGCTTTATTAACAGAAAAAAGATTTGGTCTTGCAAATTCTATTGGTGTAAGTTCTGTTGATAAAGATAGAATGATAACTGCTGCTAAATTCTGTGAAGCAAATCAATTTTATTGGGATGGTGTAATTACTGATAAACAAAACGTAAGAGAGTTTATATATCAAAATGCAATATTTAATTTATTAGATTTTACAATTCTTGGTGGTAAGTTTTCATTGTTTCCTTCTGTTCCTTTTGATCCAAATACTTTTGAAATAGATAAAGAACAAAAGCCAATAGTTAAGGCATTATTTACTGATGGCAATACACGAAATTTAAAAGTCAGTTTTTTATCTCCTGAAGAACGTCAAAACTTTATAGGCACTGTTTATTTTAGAAAAGAAGTTCCAAATGGATTTTCTGAAACTAAATCATTTACAAAGGTAGTTGTTGATAATCAAGTCATAGTAGAAGATCAAATAGAAAAATTACCAACAGAAGTGTTTGATATGTCTGACTTTTGTACAAGTCAAGATCATGCAGTAGAATTTTTAGAACACGCTTTAATGATTAGAAAAAAAGTAGATCATGGGATAAAGTTTGAAACTACCCCTCAAGCTGCATTAGGTTTGAAACCTGGAGATTATATAAGATTTATTTCTGAAGCTACTCATACCAATAGATTTGAAAATGGTGTTATTTCTCTTGATGGAGTTGTACAAAGTGTTGGTAATAATAGTTTGACTAACGTAAATATTTATCACTGGAAACCAGGAACAGACGAAGCTTTAGAAGCTACTTTAAATGTTGTAAACGGAAAAACAACAAATGCCAATTTATATGGATCTGTTTTTACAGTAAAACAAACAACTGAATCTAATAGATTATATAAAGTTGAATCACTTACTTATAACAATGAAGGGTTAATCGAAGTATCAGGAAGTCATGCACCTCTTTTATCTGATGGAACTCTTGCTACAATAAATTATAATTCTGATGATTTTACAGGTATATAATGGCAAATATAAGAAACTTTCCAAATATAAAACCTGCATCAAGAAGTTATACTCCTGGAAGATACCCACAAGTAGAATTTCAGGCACAAAATGGTGCAAAAACTGTACTTAGATACGGTAATAAACCAGTAGACGCAAAACTAACTTTAGGATTTACAAATATTACAGATTCTCAAGTATTAGAAATTTTAAATTTATATGAAGATGTAAATTCTGATTATGATTTTATAAATTTTCCAAGTTCTAGTGCTTTAGCTGGTATTAACTCTTCAACTTTAGTTAACAAAATGGCTGAAACAGATTCAAATATTACTAAATTAAGGTATCGTTTTGATGGTCCTCCTACTGTCACAAGTGTCAGACCAAACAGATCAAATGTGCAATGTAAATTTGTCGCTTGCCTCGATGGGGATTAGAATGTATTTAAAATTAAACTAAAACAATGGCTGGCTTTTATTCTGGTAAAGAAGGCGAATTACTGATAGATGGAACGAAAGTTGCTAAAGTCAGATCATTTTCATTTTCATTTAACCAAGCAGTTCTTGAGACTGTTTCATTAGAAGATACTGATAGAACAATTATTCATGGAACTAGAAGTTATACAGGTAGTGCCAGTGTTTATTATTATCAGGAAACTGCTGGAGGCGGTGCTGGCCAACTTAGTACTTTAATAAACAATATTATAAAAACTGGTAGTAGTGCGGGTGATGGTGTTAATGCAGAAAGTACTGCTGTAACATTTAAGTTAAGAATAAAAGATGGATCTACTGCTGGTAGATTTATTGAATTTCAAGCAATACCAACAAGTTTTAGTATTACAAGTGCAGTTGGAGAAGTTACAGCAGCAGATATTAGTTTTGAAGTAAATGGAGCACCTACTGGCCTTGCTTTATAGATGTCTATTTATTTTGGATCGACAGGTTTTATTGAGTTAAAACGTGATGCCTTAAATTCTCAGATAGCAACATCTTTAGACCCTGCTGATGTAAATACAACTAAAAAAAGATTTTCCGTTGAAAATATTAGTGGATCATTAATTACAGGGGATCAAGTTGAAATAGAAACTGTTGATGGAAGTAATTTAGAGTTGTTAGCTAATCATAGTTTTCCTGATCTTCGTAAATATATTCATATTGATGATATGGGTGGTATTAGGTTATATGACACTTTTGCTTCTGCATTAGCTGGTGAACCTACAGATGCACTTACATTAACTGCACCATCTTCTACAAAAAATATATTAATACGCACTAGAAATGATAGATTTAGACCTCTTGCAAAGATTACTGAATTTGAAATTACAACAACAAGAGATACAGTTGACGTTACAAATTTAGGACAAGAATTTAGACAGCAGTATGAAAATGGTCTTATTTCAGGACAAGGAACAATACAAACAATATGGCAGCATAGAAATTTTCAGAATGATACACCTGGTTTTGCAAGTCCAGAATTTCCTGTTTATTTAAGTCAATTATT